TGGCTCTACAGCCTTTGACTACACAGCTAACACCAATGCTGGTAACGCCTCAGCTTTGACAGCTGCTGGTATTCGTCGTACAATTCAGCGTCTTGATGACAGCGATGTTCCTATGGACAACCGCTTCTTCTTGATTCCCCCAAATGTACGTAACACTATCCTCGGTTTGACTGAGTTCACAACCTTCAACAGCGTTGGTGAAGCTGGTTCTGCTAACAGCATCCGTAACGGCATGATTGGTGACATCTATGGTGTTCCAGTCTACGTTTCGTCTAATGCTGGCACAGCTAAGTCTGCTGCTGATGGTTCCGGTACTAGCATTGGTCGTGTGTGCTTGATGGCTCACAAAGACTCTATGGTTCTGGTTGAGCAAGTTGGTGTCCGTTCACAGACTCAGTACAAACAAGAGTACCTCGGTACATTGTTCACAGCTGATACTTTGTACGGTTGCGCTGAGCTGCGTAACTACGGTGGCGTTGCCCTCGTGGTTCCCGTCTAAGTAGGCTTTAAGGGTTCCCTCTCACAAGGAGGGAGCCTTTTTAATGTGCTATCAGTAGCATATCAGAAAGGTAACATCAAATGAAATTTAAATGTATTCAATCAGGTAACACAGTAGAGTTCTTCCAAGAGCATGAGATTGCTGAGATGCGTAAACACACTGGTTACACTGAAGTACCGGAGGTACGGGAGGTTATTGAAGTAGTGGCTGAAGCTCCTAAAGTAACTAAGAAAACAGTAAAGCAAGATGAAACCAGTATCGACGGGTAATGTTCTTACTGCAGCAACGCAGACTACTATTTTCACAGTACCCACTGGTTACTATGCTAGGTGGCCTCTTTGTTACGTTGTAAACCATTCAGGTAATAATAAATTTATTGATGTTGTGTGGTATGACTCAAGTGCAGCAACTGAGATTTTTGTATTAGATAATTATGTGTTAACTGCTACTCAGTTTATTAAGTTTAACGATGGTGCTTATATTGTTCTTGAAGAGGGCGATCAAGTTAGAGCAACTTCTGAAACTGGTTCAACAATGAATATTATCAACACGTTTGAGTTATACAGAAAAGGCGAATAATCATGGCAGCTCCTCAAGCACTGACACCTGAGCAGATACAGCAGATTATCGCTGCAGGTCGTGGCAATACTGTTAACCTTAATGGCACTATCTATCAAGGTAATTGGGCTGATATTGGTGATGGTGAGTCTAGACAAGAGGGTGCTCTGCAGGACATCTATGCCTATGATCCAGCTCAGAACAAAGTAGGTGGTTTATACAATCAGTATGATGCCTCAGGTAACTTTGCACGTACAGGAACTCAGCAAGAAGTTAATGCAGGTCAGGACTTCTTAAAGTTCTTAGCTGGTGCTGGTTTAACATTTGCTCTTCCCGGTGCTTTGAATGGTTCTTTGTTTGGTGGGGCAGGTGCTGCTGCAAATACTGGAACAACCTTTGCTGGTGAAGCTTTAGCAGATGCAGGATTACTTGCAGGTGGCGGTGCAGGAGCAACAGCAGGTCTTACAGCTGCACAGATTGCTAACTTAGCCAAAGCTGGTATCAGTGTAGCTGGACTCTTAGGTGCTGGTAATGCCGTTACAAACATGGGTGGCGGTGGCGGTAACACAGCAACTCCAATAACCTACTCTGGTGGTGGTGCAGGTGGTTACTCTCCAGAGTACTTCAGTCAACTACAGAGCAACTACAACAGCTTGATGCCTAACGTACCTCGTGACGTTGCAAGCCCACTGCAGAACTGGTACTCAACTGAATTTAATCCCGGAGCTTCTGTCACAAGTAGTTTGTTTGGTGATATGGTAGGTGGTATGGCTCCTAATACAGGTGTTAAGCCTGTAACTCCTCCAGTTGTTAAACCTCCAGTAGTTCCTCCGGTAGTTAAACCTCCTATTACTACTGTTACTCCAGCATATGCAAATTTAACTAAAACTAGTACACCTGTAGATGTTGCTAAAGCTTACACTGATTTCATTGCAAGCGCAGGTGGAAACACAGCAGCTAATAGACAAGCAGCTACTGACTATTTAACAAACTTAGGTTTAACACAAGGTCAGATTGAATCTTCTTACAATGCTTATTTAAATACATTACCAGCCGCTGGTAATACATATCAGCAATTAAATGCTAAGGCTACCCCATCTAATGTGGTACAGGCATATACTGCCTTTATTGCAAACGCAGGTGGAGATACAGCAACCAATAGACAACTTGCCTCTGATTACTTAAAAGATATTGGTGTTTCAGATGCTCTTATTAATCAAGCTTACAACACATATTTAGCATCAACTACTAACGCTGCTGGCGGTGGAGGTGGCGGTGGTAATGTCGATGTTGGTGCTGGAGGTGGAATGTTGTCAGGAGGAGGAGGAGCAAGTACAACAGGTACTGCAACTGCTGCTGCACCTAGTTATACAACTTTAGGAGCAAGTAGTTCTCCTCAATCTATTGCAGCTGCTTATGCTGACTTTGTAGCTAACTCTGGTGGTGATACTGCAGCTAATCAACAAGCAGCTGTAGAGTATTTGACTAATCTAGGAATTGGACAAGACACAATAGGCTCGGCTTATGGACTATTTAAAGGTGCTTAATATACTATGACAACAATCATCACAAAGAATAGCAGCACATCATCTGCTACACCTGCTGCAGGAGACTTAACTAAGGGTGAGTTAGCTATTAACGTAACAGATAAGAAGCTGTACACCAAAGACAATAGTGCAACTGTTGTTAGGATTGTAGGTTCACTGGGTAATCAAGAAGCTTCAGCAGCTGCCATTACAGGCGGTACAGTTGCTGGAGTAGCTCAAACTGGTGGTACAATTAACAATACACCTATTGGTGGTACTACAGCTGCAGCTATTACAGGCACTACAGTAACTGCAACGACAGGCTTTGTAGGTGCTCTGACTGGAGCTGTAACTGGTAACACTACAGGTACACACACTGGTGCTGTCACAGGTAACGTAACTGGTAACTTAACAGGTAACGTAACAGCATCTACAGGTACTTCTACGTTCAATGATGTCACCATTAACGGTGGCTTGAACATGGATGCTTCCTCAGCAGCTACCATTACTAACCTTACCTCACCAACTAACTCAGGTGATGCAGCCACTAAAGGCTACGTAGATACAGCTATTAGTAATCTTGTTGATGGTGCTCCAGCAGCATTGGATACCTTGAATGAACTAGCTGCAGCCTTAAATGATGATGCTTCATTCTCCACCACTGTAACTAACTCTATTGCAGCTAAGCTTCCCTTGGCTGGGGGCACTATGACAGGTGCTATTGCAATGGGTACGTCTAAGATCACAGGTCTTGGTACTCCAACTGCAAACACAGATGCTGCCACTAAAGGCTACGTAGATACCTCAGCAGCTGGTGGATTACCTTTGTCTGGTGGAACAATGACAGGTAACATTGTCATGGGTTCTAACAAGGTAACAAGTACAGCTACTCCAACAACTGATGATGACTTGACTCGTAAGGCTTATGTAGATAGTATCCTTGGTAGTGCAACTTCAGCAGCTACTTCAGCATCTGCAGCAGCAACTTCAGAGACTAATGCTGGTAACTCAGCCTCTGCAGCTTCTTCATCGGCCTCTGCAGCCAGTGCTTCAGCATCTTCAGCTGCAGCGTCCTATGATAGCTTCGATGATCGTTACTTAGGCCCTAAGTCTTCAGCTCCAACAGTTGACAATGATGGTAACACACTGTTAACTGGTGCTTTGTATTGGAACTCTACATCATCTAACTTATGGGTGTGGAGTGGTTCAGCGTGGACTCAGGCTACTCTGACAGCAGGTAGTTTTGCTACTCTAGCTGGTACTGAGACTCTTACTAACAAGACCATTACCTTTGCTGACAACACTCTAACCAATGTTGCAAGCATTAACACAGCACAGACCTTTACAGGAACTAAGACCTTTACAGGTACATCTTCTGCTACTGCCATTGTTCTAAACGATGCAGCAGAGGTAGCAACAGTCTCAGCTACTGCAGCTACTGGCACGATTAACTACGACATTACAACTCAGTCTGTTCTGTATTACACAAGTAACGCAAGTGCTAACTGGACAGTTAACTTCAGAGGCTCTAGCGGTACATCATTGAATACTTTGATGAGTACAGGTCAATCAATGACTGTGGCTTTCTTGGTCACTCAAGGCTCTACTGCTTACTACAACTCTGCTGTTCAAGTTGATGGCACTACATCTGGTGTTACTACTAGGTGGCTTGGTGGTGCGCCTACTGCGGGTAATGCTAGTGGAATAGATAGTTACAGATTTCTTTTACTGAAAACTGGAAGTGCTACGTTCACTATCCTTGCCTCTGTGACGCAGTTCAAAGCCTAATGAACACCGCTTACGTTTACACGCTGACTGACCCTAGAAATGGGATGCCCTTTTACGTTGGTAAGGGTGTGGGTAGACGTTGCCATTTTCATGCTTGGGAAGCTAAGAATTCTGACAAGCCAACATATAAGCTGAACAAGATTCGTAAAATTCAAAGCCTTGGTTTAGACATTGTTGTGCATAAGGTTGAGGAAAATGTAAGCCATGAGCAAGCTAAAGAACTTGAATGTTTCTTAATTGCTGAAATGCGTGGGTTTGGTATTGACTTAACAAATGCAACTGATGGTGGCGATGGTACTGAAGGTTATAAACATACCGCAGAAACTATTGCCAAAACTAGACATGAGTGGACTGATGAACAAAAACAACGTATCAGTAATTCACTCAAAGGTAAAAGTAACCCATGTACTGAGCAACGCAGACAAGCTATTATTGCTGGAACAACTGGCGTAAAGAAATCAACAACAATCAATATGCGTAAGCCAAAGCGTAAAGAACAATGTCCACACTGCGGAATAATGGCAAGTGGCGGTAACTTGGCTAAGTGGCACATGAACAACTGCAAAAGCAAGGAATAACAATGCCTTTACAATCGACTAGTGGAGCAGCAAGCTATGACGCATTTGGTGGCGGGGTTGCTGCTGTACCTAAATATATAGAAGATTATTTCTCCACGTTTTTGTATTCTGGTACTAGTGCGTCTCAAACAATTACTAATGGTATTGATTTATCTACCAAAGGTGGTTTAGTTTGGATGAAAGACAGAAGTGCAACTAGGTCACACTGTTTGGCTGACACTGCCAATGGTGCTTATTACAACCTGTTTTCTGACTTGACTAATGGATTGTCTGGCCCTGATTTTCAAAGGCTTACATCTTTCAATTCAAATGGTTTTAGCATTGGTTCTTCTGGCTTGGTTAACAATAGCGGTGGTACATACACAAGCTGGTCTTGGGCAAAAGCACCAAAGTTCTTTGATATTGTGACTTATACGGGAACAGGTTCTGACCGTACTGTTGCCCATAGTCTTGGTTCTACTGTAGGTTGCATTTTTATTAAAGCTGTTTCAGGAACTGGAGCGGGTGATGAAGGGTGGCGTGTTTATCACAGGTCACAAGGTGCTACAAAATATGCAATGCTTCAATCAACTAATGCTTTTGCAACAGCTTCATCTGTTTGGAATAATACCGAACCCACATCATCTAATTTTACAGTTGGAACTGATACTGGTGTTAATGGCAATGGTCTTACTTTTGTGGCATATATCTTCGCCCATGACGCAGGAGGCTTTGGCCTAACTGGTACAGACAATGTGATTTCGTGTGGGTCGTTTAGCGGAAACACGACAGTTGATTTAGGTTATGAGCCTCAATGGGTGTTACTCAAAAACGCAACATCAGCAGACAATTGGTATGTCATTGACAACATGCGTGGTTGGCCTGTGCAAGGCAACGGTAATGCAAACACTTTGCAACCTAACACATCGGTAGCAGAGCAAACAGGAGACACAAAGGGTACTCCAACAGCCACAGGATTCACCACTTATGGCTTTGGTGGTAGTACAGGAATCTACATAGCCATTCGCAGAGGCCCGATGAAAGTGCCTACGAGTGGGACTAGTGTGTTTGCGGTTAGTACGGCATCTGGAGAACCTGCTTATTCACCGCTGTTTACGGCTGGTTTTTCGGACATGACTTTGCACAGCCCAAGAGTATCTGAATCTGGCAATGGCCATTTAATTACGGATAGATTAAGAGGCAATGGGGTTATTCTTGAAACACCATACACCAATGCCGAAAATACAATTTCCACATATTTTAAATATGATTCAAATGATGGTGCATACATTCCAAATATTGGCTATTTTAATAATACTGGTGGTACGTCAAAACCTTATGCGTTACGTGCTTTCAAACGTGCCCCCAGCTTCTTTGATGAGGTTTGCTATACGGGGACAGGTGGCGCTACAACTGTGGCGCATAACTTAGGGGCTGTACCACAATTAATTCTTGTTAAACAAAGAACAGCATCCCCTGCTGGAAGTCCATTTACAGTTTATAGCGCAACTTTAGGTAACACGGGTGTGCTATTTTTAAATTCTAATGGTGGAAATCAAGGCCCAGATAGCCAATGGAATAGTACAACTCCAACATCTAGTGTGTTTAGTTTAGGCTCTAGTTTAGAGGTTAATCAATCAGGTAGCACTTTTGTGGCTTATTTGTTTTCTACTTGTGCTGGTGTTTCCAAAGTAGGCTCATACACAGGAACTGGAACAACTCTTCAAGTTGATTGTGGTTTTACAAGTGGCGCAAGATTTGTTTTAATTAAAAGAAACGGAACAGGTGACTGGTATGTATGGGATTCAGCACGAGGCATTGTGAGTGGCAATGACAGCTATCTTTTGTTAAACTCTACTGCGGCAGAGGTTACAAACACAGATTACATTGACACCTATTCTGCTGGTTTTGAAATCAGTAGTACAGCCCCTGCTGCAATCAATGCTTCAGGCGGTTCTTTCATCTTTTTTGCGGTGGCCTGATATGACTAAAGATAAATTCAGAAAATGCTACACGCAAAGCAAGACTGATGCTAAGTGTCGAGGTATTGACTTTCTGTTTACTTTTGAGGAATGGAAAGATTGGTGGATTTCTACTGGAAAGTGGGATAAGCGTGGCAGAACTTCTGGATGCTATCAAATGTGCAGAACTAATGATGTTGGCCCATATTCTTTAGGCAATGTTTACTGCGACACCATTGAAGCAAACAGTGGGCTTCCTCATGCTGGTGTTACTAGACCCTTAGAGTGGTCAGCAAAGATAGCAAATTCTTTAAAAGGAAAAGCTAAGTCAGCTTCTCACGCTAAGTCTTTGGCATTTTCAATGCTTGGCAAACAGTACAAAACACCTGCTGGTGTATTTCAGACTTCAGCAGAATGTGAACAAGCAACTGGTGTTAAACGAGCAACTGTCATGTGGCGTTGCAAGAATAATTACCAAGGTCATTGGTCTTACGCATAAGGAATCACAATGCAAATACGAATCGCACAAACAGGCGCAGTCATGTACGAAGCAGAATTTCGTGCATACACAAAAGCCAATGGTGGCCCATCATGGGAAACAACAACAACTGAAGTCTTAGAGGCTTTGGGTGCTGATGTAGTCTTTGAAGGCCCACAAGCAACTGGTGGTACTGTTTACCAATACTCTCAAGCCTCTGGTGTTGAGCAAGTAGATGGCAAGTGGTACACAAAACACATCCTTGGACCAGTGTTTACCGATACAGCTGCCACTGAGACAGAGCCAGCCAAGACTGCTGCCGAGAATGAGGCTGCATATAAAGCTGCCAAAGATGTCGAGCAGGCCAAGTCTGTGCGCACAACACGCGACACCAAGCTGGCCGAATGCGACTGGCGCGTCATCAAGGCTGCTGAGACTGCAACAACATTGGATGCAGCCTGGGCAACTTATCGCCAGGCGCTGCGTGATGTAACTGCCCAGTCTGGATTCCCTTGGACCATCACATGGCCAGATGCGCCTTAATGAATCATGGATGCCGATGTTGACAAAAGGCTTGCCGTGCATGAAGCAATCTGTTTAGAGAGATACAACAACATAGACAAGTCATTGCGCGATGGGGACAAGCGCATGACGAAGATTGAATATCTTCTCTATGCGGTGATCATTGCTGTGTTGTTTGGACCAGGGGTGGCTGCCGAATTCGTCAAGAAGATTTTCGGGCTATGAAAGACTGGGCCGTGGCAATCATTGCTGCGGTCTGCATAACTGTCTTTGTCATTTGGGGCAGTTTTGTCATCATTTTGATGTGGCCGTGATCTATGCTCTAGTCTTATTAGCAGCTGCCGAATATCGATGCATCAGGTGGACATGGACCGGTGATGTTTACAATCGAAGGGTTGTTTGCCTTGAATGGAAAAAGGTAGAAAAGAAATGATTCCCATCGATCCTCTAACAGCCCTAGCAGGGATACAAAGCGCCATCAGCATGGTCAAGAAGGCAGCAGGTGTTGCCCAAGACCTTGGCTCACTCGCGCCAATGATTGGCAAACTTTTCGATGCCAAGTCAACTGCTACCAAGGCCATGCTTCAAGCCAAGCAGTCTGGCAAAGGCAGCAACATGGGGACTGCCCTCCAGATTGAAATGGCTTTAGAGCAGGCTAGAGAGTTTGAGGAAAGCCTAAAAATGCTTTTCATGCAATCTGGAAAAATTGACGTATGGAACAAGATCAAGGCGCGCCAGGCTGAAATGGACCTTGCTGATGCCAAAGAATTGAGCGCATTAAAAAAGGCAGAAAAAGAAGCCAAGGCCAAAGAAGATGAAATGAACGAGTTGGCCATGATCATTGGCGGTGTGGCTTTTGTTTTGTTTTTGGTCTTTGTCGGTGTGAATGAGCTGATGACATTCTGTGAGACAACAAGAAGGTGTGGAAGATGACTTGGCTTGATATAGTTCTTTGGTCTGCTGTTCCTATTAACTATTTCTTTTGGATAGTTGTTTATCCATGGCTGGTAAATGAATGAGTACCAGAAGACCTTTGACCTATGCCTCAAGATATTCGTTTACGGGTGTGTGGCTTTATATGCCCTTGGCTTTCTCAAATTTTTGCCGGATGACTTGTCGGACCGGATCGTTAATTTAC